AGAAATATTCAGGTTACTGCATCCTTTAGAGAACAGATTTCGACTACATAGATAGTAAATAAGGGGAAATCGATTAGAATAAAGAGTCGGTCGGGTTAATGATTTGTCGATAAAAGATTAAATTAGGGGTGTGTTCGTCAACTCAACCTCATTCGCACTTGTCAAACTTGGCGAGAAATTCGCTTCGTAATGATTCATACGATGTTGTAATTTGAGGTTGTGAATTTTGTTTTAAAACAGTATTCACTTCTGTTTGGAATTGTTTGTAGAAATTGGGTCCGTGTCCGTGTGCGAATCGTAAGGCGTCCTCAAGATTGTCATAAAATAACTCATATGGGTCTCCATTAATGGTGACCCAATTCGTCAATTCTCGAATGACTTTCGGTGCCATTTCCATGTGCCATATGCCGTAGTAGAATTCATCTCTTCTAAATGTACATTTGAGAAAAGAGAAATCCTGGACATCTACGTATGGCGCCGTAGTTGTCCCGTCTTTTGTTGGTGCTGTGCAATTGTAGCCGTAGTGAGTGAAAATTTTGGTGCGATTAAACATGTTGTAGATTGGGGCGTATGCGTCACTCACTGTTCCTCCTCCATCATCTCCGCATACGGCTTCTGCGGTTTCGCGGTCTTTTGCTTCACAGTTTGCGTCTTCAGGTTTGCCTCCAGCGATCATCAGCTCAATCCAATTAGCATAATTCAGAATATCATGTACTCCAGAATTAGTATCAGATGTGCAGCCTCGGCCTGAGGGTTCTCCTTGGAACACTCTGTAAACGGTGTCTTCAATGATGTGGATGCGATCGGTCACGCTCCACACTGACCATTCTCGTCGGATGTTGTTGTCATTGTCTTCTTCGTGGAACGTCATGAATTGATTGTCAACTTCGTACTTGTCGTGGATGTCACTTGCTTTCACATTTCCATCCCATTCGCCAAAATCTTCTGGCAAGTACTTGGTTCCTTTCTGTTGTAGATGAATCATGAGTGCTGTTGGGTCTGTTCCGTGCATGTCGAGTCCGAGTGCGTATCCTTCCTTGAATCCGATGGTCATTTTGAATGCTTGCATGGCGGCGTATAGTCGGCGATGAGTGATCAACCACGCTACGTTGTGAATATTGAAAAATCGCGTTTTATATAGTCTAGCTATACTTCGACGTTCATCCTTCAAAGTATCCACAAAATAGTTGTGTAGTATCTCACCTCGCTTCAATCCGTCCCATATTTCGTCGAGATGTCGTTGTAGAAAGGGTTTGGGTGTGTAGAGAATTGAACCATCCGATCTTGTTCCTGTCTCTTCAAACAGAAAGGATCTTCCTTTGGTTCCGGAGGGTCGTAATTTAACGTAGGGAAATCCAGGTGATGTGTCCATGCGCAGGGGGGGAATAAAATGCTGTCCAGGGATACCGTTAATTGCTTCATCTTGTGTGAGTGTTCGTAAGGGACCATTATAAACTGATGTATACTTTTCCCATGCTCGCACCTTATGAGCTATAACTGCATTCATTATGGGTCGAGGTCGTTCGTTTTGATTGTATTTTCCGAATTTATTGAGTCCACGTTGAACGATATCTCCTGGAGATCGTGGATCATTGTCTGTGAGAATTGCCGGTTCAGTTGTATGAGGGAAAATCTTGTCGAAAAATGGCGAAGGCACTATGTCAGTGCGGCGTGGAAGCGAGCTAACCCACTTCTTGTTCAATCTACCCACAATCAAACAGCGTCCTTCGGGGACGAACCTGAGCGAGTGATCAAACGGAAGTTCACGAGGAAATTCGTTGTAAACTTCGTCACACCACTGCTCAATCTGTTCTGTATTACACTCTCCTCCAATATACTCTTTCTCTATTACTAGATCAACGAGTTCTCGGGTAAGAGGATAACCAAAACTAGTGTTCGTGTTCTTGTAGCTGCCATAGTGAAAACCAACCAATTTATGCTGAAGTGATGGATTTTTACATACAATCGGTGCTCCACACGTGCCTCTGCCAACGCCTGAATGGTAATACTGCCAGGCCACAGTCACTCCTGTCTTGACTCTCTCTCCGTCCAAAACGGTGTTAATTTCTGTGTCGCAAATTGTGTGTAGTCGAGGAATTGGGTGATGTACAAAATGATACTCTTCTTCATCGGTCTTCTGATAATCAATCATTACCGCTTCGTGTCCTGCAATCATAGAGTATTCATCTGCTGTAGGAATGTGTCGGGTGATGTTGCGCATAGCTGGGAGAGACTTGCAACCGGAACAATCAACGAAGGCTATTTCTTCCTGCATTTCATGTCCGTTGACGCGGATTTTCTCAGTATACTGGACCTGATTGATCATGTCCAAAGTACCCGAGAATCGCTGTCCTTTCCAGATGATAGTGTAGGGTTGGTATCGATGCTTTGCGAGTCCATGAAAGATGTGGTAGACTGTGACTCCCATGTGGCCTGCGAGGAAAAGAATCTGGTTAGATCTTCCTCCGATATAGATGTAGGCGACATTTCTTGCGATGGTCTTGATGATGACAAGGGAATTAGGATCACTACTGCTTTCTCCTGCGACATTGGTCTCTCCTGCGACTTTAGTTGGTTTAGATCCCCAGTTGAAAAATGGGACCTTCCAACTCTCTCCTGCTACGGGTTTGACTGCGAGCTGTGCTTTGTT